CTATATGCTGCGGTTAATGTGCTAATACCCATCTGTCTAGACTTTAATATAATATTAAAATCATGATCGACTAAATCAGTTAAAGTCTTTTCTTGAAATTCATACAAATCAAAGTTTACTGTTCCACGAATAGGATGTTGAATCTTAACATACTTCTTCATGAAATAAATCGGATCTACAAGACATTTCTTGTATTCTTCTTTAATTACTTCTTTAAGTGTTTTAGGCGTACTCATTGATTTAATCTATCCAAAACCATTTGTTTGGCTTTCTTTTCTATTTCTGGATTATAATTTAATTTAGTCAATTCTTCATTTGCTTTTACGATATTTTCCTCGACACTTTTTAAATCTTCTTTTAAATCGGATAATACTTTTTGTATTTGTGTAGTATCATCCGTCCAGAATTCCTGACTACCATCATCGTTAAAAAATTGCAATTTTTCTTCTGGGTTTTTTTCTAAATATTCAATACTATCAGTAATATTTTTCTTAAAATCTTTCATTTCTGAAAGCATACTATTATAGATTTTATATCTTTCATAATCTGCGTATACACCCAATACTTTTAACTTGCTGTCAAATGAAATAGTACAGTCATAACATTTTCCTGTTTTAGGATAAAATCTATCGTCCAGATAATTGCCAAATTTCATATCTGCGTTACAGATACTACATCTTTGATCGATTTTTATTTGGCCAAGTTTGGATACTTTTCTTTTACTTCCATTTTTCCAAACCCATTTATTTCCTTGACCATCTTCCCATTCTTCACCTTCTTTTCTTTTACTGTTGTTCAAGTTAGGATCATAACCAACTTGAATAAATGGGCGGTTTCCCTCAACATAATCTTTAACTATGTCGAGATTGCTTTTTCCTGTTGCTCTTTTCATAACTTTACTTTTAATCTATCCAATTCCTTTTTGAAATCATTTAAGATTTCAGTTCTTTTGTTTTTATAACGAAAAGTATTACCTTTCACTAATTTAATTAGTTTTTCTAAAGTGTTAATATCATTAAATGTTACATTTTTGCCAAATAAAAATTCAGCAACATCGTCCATATCAGTATAAACAGTTTTTATATTTTGTTTTTCTTGTTTACCTTTTTCATTTGTTATAACATCCGCACTTTGAAGACCTTTTTTCCAATTAAATTGATATCTCTTCATCTTATTTGGATCTTCGGTTGGTTCATAACTATGTGACATAATATTCATTAATAGAATATTTCTTAACGCAGCTTTATATTTTGATTCTGGTGCTCCGGATAAAGCCTTAATCATGAAATTTAAATCACCAATCATCAAATCAATTTGTACATAACCATCTTCCTTTGGTATTTCAGTAGATTTTACACTATTACCATTTTCATCTATAATAGGCACATTCAAATGCAATTGGTCCAATCCTGTATTTATTTTAAAAGCAGGTGTTGGAATATTTGATGGAACATTTGATTCTACATGTTGTTTTAATTTTTCATAAAATGACTTTTTATCATAATCATAATTTATACCAAGCAGTTCATTCAATTGTTCTGTAGATACTGCAACATCAATGTCACCCAATACTGGTTTTGATTTGTTTCCGATAATTTCATATTTCAATGAATCAAGATTCCATATTTTTAATCCATTTTTTACCGTGGAATCCAAATACTGTTTTGGCAATTCACTATTTGCAGCTACTGCATTACCACCTTCCGTAATTAAAAATTCTCTCAATATATCATTTACGATTTTGTTTCCCATATCAGCATGTTTTTTGATTTTATCGATTGATGCTTGAGTTTCTGGTGTGGTTGCTTTCTTTTCTTTCTTTGAATATTGTTCAATCATTTTTTCGGCATATTTGTCTTTTATAGCTTTAATAAATGATGCATAATCAAATCCTAAATCGGAAAGAATACCATTCTTATCAAGAGTTCTTGCAAATCCTAGAACTCCTGTAGTCAAATCTTTTAATTTAACATCCTGTGGATTTACACCACCATGTGTAGATAAATTTGGGTCAACGACAGTAATCTTTTTATTAAATAATTCAGCCAAAAAGTCAGCTAAATCTCTTAAAAATGTACGAGGACTATTAGATATCAATTTATCTACAACATCTTTTCTTAACATTGGAGATACAATCTTACCATCCTTAAATTTGGCTCTTACACCAGTATCACCAATTCTAATATTAAGAACTTCTGCCAATGCAGAATACATTCCTCCCATTGTAAATCCTTTTATACCTCTTTCAGGAGTAAATCTGGTAGCAAACCAATCTTTGTATATCTTTGTAGTATATAATAAATCTAATTGAACCCAAGTATCTTCGTCAATCTTGATTATAATCTGTTTTCCATCAGATCTTTTTGCGCTTTCAATATCAATGTAATTTTGACCACTTGTTTCAATAAATTTAATTACATTTTTGATATATTCTTTCTTTATATCATTACCGTCATCTTTATTTTCAACTGGTATAACAACCATTACATCAATATCACCATAAGTTATTTGTTTTTTATCTTGTTGATCTTGTTTGTAATAACCAGCAGAACCCAAGATTTGATAATCTTTAATTGGAGTCAATGGTATATCAGTTAAAAACATATTCAAATCGGCCAAAAACTCTTTGAACTTGTCTGTTGCTTTTTCAATTGTATCGGGCGATAAAACTGTCTTGGATGTAAGTTCTGGCTTTAACCAACCACCTTCATCAATTGGTTGTTTATGTGCTGCTCTGTTTGCTGCGCTGAATTTGGAACGAGAAACATACTTAATGTCACCTTCTGGGTGAGAGAATACATAACCTTCACCTCCTGGTTCATTGCCTATATATGATTTAATTTCACTACCTTGATTATCAATTTGATTAATTATTTCATCTTTCACCGACATTATTTCTACAACAACTTTCCATAAAGAATCAAATCCGTCACGATTACTATTTACATAATCAGTAATCTTCTTTTTCATTGCATCTGTAAGATTACTTTGACTAATCCATTGTAGAAAATCATCACCAATATTTACCAATCCAGTATCAACTTTACTATTCAAATATTTATATAATATATCTGGAAAATTGGTCATCTTCATACTTGCCAATTTAGATGGATTAATAAAATCGTCTATATTTCTAGCATGTTTATTAATATAAAGTACAATATCTTTTAATCTATTTTCATTTACATCTGGTGGATTATTTACAGATATTGGTGGTATTACTAACAATTGTTTACCTTGAAATACATTATAATTTGTAATCGCAGTTTCATTTCCGAAACTATCCACTTCTCTATGTACAACAACGGCAGCTTTACTTTGTGCAATTCTTCTTCCCAATTCAGAATTAACATCTACTGCATATGTTACGATATTTGGTTTAAAAACATATCTTCCATTTTCAATTAATGGTGTACTAAAATATAGTAAATCTCCTTTGAAATAACCTCTAAATGTAGTTGGAACCGCTGATTCAAATATAGAAAATGTACTTTTCATATTTTGAACGAACAATCTATATTCTTCTGTTTTTACGCTTTTACCTCTACCTAAAAACATTTGTTCCAATTCTTCTGGTGTAGTTGGTCTACCGTTATAACCTTTGGCAACAAATCCACTTTTATCGGTTAATACAAATTTACCTTCATCATTTCTTCCAAAAACAACTGCTGGAGAACCATCCCACTTCATCGTAACATTTTTATATCCGTCCTTTTCCAATTCAATAAAACTTTTAATGGAGCGGATTGCTCCCTTAGAACCTTCCCAGAATATCAAATCTTCTGCATGGTCTATACGGGCAGCTTCGTTAAGTAATATATTAGATACCAAAAAATGTTCTAAATTATTCAGCTTTATCATATGGTTTTAAAAATGTTTTATCAAATACAGTAATTGCTTTGTTGTATGAACGATTAGTTTCGTCGAGAGTATTATCGGTAAATTGCCAATTCCAAAATAATTCATTTGGTGTTTTGAATCCGAAAAATTGAAGTACTTCTTTTTGTGTTTGTGTTACATCTTTACCGTTCCAATTTTGACCAGTAGCAATAAATCCTGCATCAATGTCTTTTACAATGTTTTTTTCTCCCAAATTACTGTGTCTATTTTCTATCCAAGTCAATCTTTCAATCAATTTTTGATAGTAACCATTAGCTTGTCCCCATCTAATACTAGCAAAAAATAGAACAGTGTCACTTTCAAAAAGTTCTTTACTTACCTTCCACAATTCATCATTTTTTTCATTTATACTTGCCCAACAACGATGATATCCACTTGGATTCTTTTCTTTATCTTTTAATAAAGCATTTGATGTTCCACAATGATTACCACCAAATTCTCTATTACTACTAACATTTCCTTCACATGGAAATATATTAAGTTTGGTTGTATCAATCAACGTTACTTTTTCTTTACCCAATAAATCTTGGATTTTAGAGGCTAGTTGATTACTTTTTGGTACATCTTCTTTATGTTGTGACCATCTATTACTGGTTGTCAATAACAATACTTTATTCTTTTCTCTTAAATAGTCGATTGTTTTCTTATACTTTTTAGCATAAAAATCCATGTCTTGTTCACTAGAAGGCAATTGTGCTTCTAATAATAAGTCGGTTAACTTGATCATCTTATAATATAAATAGATTTAGTAAAGAAAAAACCCCCGCTTATTTCTAAGCAGGGGTTTTATGAATTGTTTACTTATTAGGCTCCTGGGAATGTAGCACCAGTTGGGAGAATGTTGAAGTCAAGTACGATGAATTCAGCAGTCTTAGTTGGTTGTAGATAGATTTGACCGTATAGGATATTTCTATCAACCAAGTCAGGAGTATTATTTGTATCATCCATTACAACTTGGAAAGCATACAATCCACTACGTTGTTGTACAGATTCCAAATATGGATTTACGATACTCAAGAAACGGTTTCTTGTAGCAGCCACATTTTGTTCGAATACCAAGAACTTACTGCTACTTGCAATAAACTTCTTAAGTGCGATTAACAATCTACGAACGTTTACTCTGTCAAGAGCACTTGATTGAACTTGAAGTGTCTTTTGACCCCATACACAGATACCTTGACCAGGGAATGCTGCGATTGGATTTACACGACCTTCATATAAGGTATCACGTTCACTGTGAGTTGTTCTGTCTAGAACTTGAACTGCTTGTGCAATTCCACCACGGTTTAAACCAGCTGGAGCAAACCATTCAGCAGCAGCATTGTCATTAGCAGCATAAACTGCTGGCATTACTACTGATGGAGGTACACTTACAATCTTATTCAAGTTTGTATCAAGAATCTTAACCCAAGGATAATATGTAGAAACATAACTACTATCAATTGTAGATACATCGTTTACTGCGGCATCAATCAATCCTACTGTTTGATTACTTGATGGGAATACAATGTTATCCATGATGTAGAATGTATCACCACGGGCTTCACACATATCTGTTACCAAGTCGGTAACATAACTGTGTTGTTCGTGGAAAATACCTGGTGTTACGATCAAGTTGATGTCAAATTCATCGGCATTTCCAAGAGCACCTACACATTGTTTGTAAGCGATTGAACCTGCACTATTGATATTTGTACAATTCAAACCTTGAGTATTACCTGCGATAATATCACTTCCAACATTAATTGGAATTGCTGGTGATTGACCATCAAATCCGCCTTGGAATCCAACTACGAATTTACGCATCTTAACATATGTAGCTTCGTTAGTTGCATCATATGTTGAAGGAATACTTCCGCTCAATGAAGCAGCGAGTAGTGAACCTGTTCCAACATTAGAACTTGTTGATTCCAAGTCAAATGCGATATTATATCCTACAGTAGCACCAAATGGTAGAGGAGCAAAATATTGTTCTGTATCAACCTTTACACCTGCGTTTGCAGAACTGGTTGGATATAGAGAAGTCAATTCACTATCTGCACCAAGTGGAATGTCACTCATTACAGTACCAGACGCATATTTACCTGGAGCCATTCCGTAAATACTTGCTTTGCTATATTGTACTACTGGAACATAATCTCCAATTGTACCTCCAAGTGGAGTAACATAAGCTTCATTACCATAAGGAACAGCAGATACTGGATATGGTACAGTAGCCATTTCAATTCTTACATACTTACTCAAATTTGTATAAGTGCCGAATTCAATGATCTTACCGGCATAAGTAATAAAATTGTATCTATCACCGATTCTACGAGCAACAAAGTTTGAAGAATTTGGATCTAGACTCAAGTTTTGGAAGATTTCCAAATACTTTGGCTTCTTATCAGTGTCACTATAAGATCTTACGGCAAGTGTGAATGAACCCCAATCACTTCCTGCAACAGTACCAGACAATTTAACATTGCTGATTTCAATCTTATATTGTTTATTTGTATTTGTACCATCACTCAAAGTGTGTACTTTAAACAATTGATATTTTGTTACAGAACCTGGATTTGCATTACCACTCCAAGGAGCAATTCCTTGTGAAAGAATCCAAGGTGTTGCAGCACTTGTTAGACCATATTGAGAATCACCAGCATTCAAGTTTGTTGAATATTGGTCAGTAAACTTTAATACTTCACCGGTTGCGAATGAACTGGATGGTAGATATGCACCATATACTTTCCAACCTGGATTTCCACTATTCAATTCATCATTTACTTTTTGAATTGAATCTTCGAATGTCTTATACAAATAAGCTGCTTCAATCTTGGCACCAGAAACTTGATCGTCTTGATTACCAACTGTTGCATCATTTCCAAATACATTTGTAATGTAATTTGAATCTGCTGGATTCAATGAGAAATCATAATATCCAATTAAAGAAGCATCTTGTGCTAATATCAATTGGAAATCACTTAATGATGTTGGATTTTGAGATCCACTATATGGAGAAACGATTGAGTCCTTTTGTCTTAATGATGAACCACTAAAACCAGGAGCATTGAAACTGCTATCTAATGTACCATATTGAGTATTTGCTAATACTGCTAATACTCTTGGTTTGTTAGTTACTGCGGTTGGATTACATGGATCGGCTGGTGTTGACCAAGAAGCACTGAACGCTCCAGTGATTTTACCAAATGAACCACTAATTACACCCTTGAGGTAAACTTGTGTTCCACATCCAGTTGAAGATCTTAGAGCAAAAATACTACCACTTACCAGTGTAATATTAGTACCAACCAAATTTCCGTCGGAATTTGTAATTGTTACACTATTTGCTAGTGATGCACTAAAATTTGAAGTGGTTGAAGTAGATTCTGCAATTGATTGTAATAATTTTTCATCATTTGTATAAGATGTATTTCCTTGATAAGATGATGTTACATATACAGTTGAGAATGTTAACGCACCTACAGTAAAACTATAAGTTTGACCACTGTTATATAAACTTCCGCTTGGTGAATTTACATCTAATGTAGTGTTATCACCAACGGTTGAATTAAATTTTGCGGTGAATGTAGCACCAGATACAAATGATAGTGATCCACTTGTGCTTGCTGATGCATATGTAAATGTACTGGAAATATTGTCACTATCATATAGTACATATGAAGATCCACTATTTAAGGCACCAGCAGAACCACTTCTTGCCCATGTACCTGGTTGTGCCCAGATTACGAATGGATTGATTTGTCTATATCCGGTCAAAGCACCTACACGACAAACGGTTACAAATCCTTTTTCGTTAAGATATTCTTTTGCGGTGTATGGACCATAATAAACACCATCAGCAACACCGAACTTTTCTTCAAGATCGGCAGTGTTAGTGATTAATGTTGGTGCGAATCCAGGACCCTTTGGGAATGGAGCAAGTACTACTGCTCCAATTTCAGCAACACCTTGTGCTACTCCGCTTAGGTCGTTTTCTCTTGTAAATACTCCTGGACTGACTATACGGTCAACAGGACTAAATTTTCCTCCTTCAGTTATTGGCATATGTTAAATTCCTTTCAAATGTAGAAATTTTGATAAAAAAATCTAAATATAAATATTCTCAAAAAATTCAAGATGTTAATATTTATAAACAATTTTAAAATTATTGGTATAAAGGAAAAAATCGTCGTCCACTACCTTCAACATATACAGGTGCCCATCCCCAAAATGTTTTGCTTCCAATGCCACTTAAATCTTGACTTGTACCACCACCATTAATCGTAAATATATAAGCATTTGGATCAGTCAATCCACCACCACCAATACTATAATCACCTTCTCCAATCAAATAAAGATTTGGTATAATCGTTTTATTTTCCAATCCTGGTGTTTTTAAATCAGATACAAATGCACTATATTTCTTCTCGGGATACAAAGAAGATGTATTATTATAATAAATAAAAGATAAAACCATTTCTTGAGATGGTGCAAGTGTAATAGAACCAGACTCTTCAATTGACCCACTTCCTGGGCCGTCAAAACCGGCTACACCACTCCATTCTATTTGTTGATATGGATAAAAATTAATTGTGTTACTTGTACTTCCAGAAGAGACCAATCTAATACTAAATGAACCAGATTCTATTGAAGAACTAATATGTACATTTAAATTATTGAGGGTGTGTAAATGCCAAAAAGAATAATCAGTTGAACAGGTGATTGAAGATGTAGATCCACTAAAATATGATGATGTAAAAGAAAATTCACCTTGACCTGCTGGACCTGTTGGTGCAGGTATCCAATAAGTATCATAATCATTTGAACTGCTCTTTGCTAAAATATAAGAAGATGTTCCTCCCGCAGGTATTCCATTATTAGCATAACTAGCACTAGTAGCAAAAGAACTGCTTAATGAATAACTAGATGTATTAGAATAACTGGATGAAACTGTATAACTTGCAGTAATTGCTCTTGATGCACTAATTGCCCAAGAAGCAGTACCATATAAACTAGAGGTAATATTATATGAATATATCGATCCTGTAACAGTCAAAGATCCTGTAATTTCTGCACTTCCAGTAAATGGAAATCCACTTCCTGTTCCACCAGCACTCGCACTAATAGTTACTATCGGTCCAGATCCACTTATTATAGTTATTCCTGGTCCACCAATTATAGAAGTAATATTACCGCCACCACTTCCAGATATAATACTTCCAGAAGCAACCGCACTAGAAGTCATTACACAAATTTTCCCGGAACCAGAATCCCAAGTTAGAAAATAATTAAAAGGAACAGGACTATTAGATATACAATCTGGACTAATCCAAGTAATACTTGAAGTAACAATTAAATTATCAGTTGAAATCGTCGTACTGCTTCCAATATCTGGAGGCGCACTACTGCCAGACGGATCAAAAACTTGAACGGTTCTTAAATTTGTATATGAAAGATTTGAATTAACATCATATAATTCGGATTTAATTTCAAAAACTTCATTAGCTACATTTATCGGGAATGGAACTTTTACATAATATGAATTTCCAGTATAA